TGACAGAGACAGGACAGGGACAGTGACAGGGATCGTCGCGCGCGCGCGCGACCTGCCCCCTCCTCAGAACACACCCACCAAGCCGCTCGGCTTCCGCCCCCGTGTCGACGTCGCCTGGCCGGGTCGACCACCCGTCCCCGGATCCCTCCACGCAGAGTTCATCGACAAGCTCGGCGGGGACCGAGAGACCGCAGACAACGAACTGCACGCCTGGTACCCCGTCGTCGCCGCCCACTTCGAAGGGCAACCCATCGGCGACGACGATTTCCGGTTCTGGCGCTTGCGCTTCCGCGAGAGGGTGGGGAGCACGGCCGCCCCCTCGCCAGGCAACGGCCAGGATGCCGCGGCGCTCGCGCGCAAGCTTGGGCCCGCGTACACCGACGACTGGTACGCCGGGTGCCACCACACCCCGAAGTGCGAGACGGGGCCGATGCACCGGCAACAACTCGGCATCGACGCGGCGAAAGTGAAGCCGAGCGACGACGTCTCCGACGAGGACCTGGCCCCGCCCGGCATGGTGACAAATGCTAACTCTGGACGTCGAGGATGACAACCCCCAGAAACGACGTCCGATTGGAACTGAAATTCAAGAACGCGCGGCTCTGGCACCTGGTGTTCGATGAGCACGACAGCGTCGCGGCGTTCTGTCGCCACTACGGGCTCTGGGACGGCCAGGTCGGGCGCCTGCTCAGCCTCGAGGACAACCCGTATCGGAGGGGCTGTCGTCGTGGACAACTGCGTAGCGTCGCCGAGCGGCTGTGTGAAATCGCCCGAGTGGTGCCCGAAGACTTGTTTCCGCCGAGCCTCTACGTCGGGATGGTGCCGTCGTCGATGGTTACAGAAATTCCTGCCGACCGGCTCATGCCGTTGTCGAGCGCGCCGAAGCTGCTGACAGCGCCAGCGCAAGAGGACCTGGTCTCTCAGAACGAGCTCGCGCGGGACCTCGAGAACGTGCTGGCCACGTTGCCCCCGCGTGAGCAGAAGGTCGTCAGGATGCGGTTTGGTCTCGACAACGGCGACGAAAGCGCGCTGGAAGTCGTGGCCGAGGCGTTGAACGTGAGCGCGGAGCGCGTTCGTCAGATCGAAGCCCGGGCGTTGCGGAGGCTCCGGCATCCGAGCCGGGCGCGTCGCCTGCGAACTTTCCTGGAGGTGTGAGGGTGAGGACCCCCATCGAGCGGCATCCGGGCCTCCGGGGAGAGGCAGCCAGGGCACGCGCCCGGGACGGCGTTGAAGCCCTCTCGGATGCCGCCACGAGGGGCAAGCTCGAAACGTCCGCTTCACCCGGCACGAAGAGGTCGTACCGACACAGGTTTGGCCTGCCGCTCGACCGAGAAATCAGTTACGCCGTGAAGGTGTTGAGGGAGGCCGGTGTGGAAACCTACGAATCGTGCGAGGGCGGCAAGGGCCACGCCTTTCTTGGACCGACTATTCGTTTTCACGGGGATAAGGCGGCAGGACTGAGGGCCGTCAGTGTCGCGTTGCAGCACGGACTGCCGGTATCCGAACTGCACCGGTTGTGGTCTGTGATTGATGGCGAGTTGTCGGGCCCGACGTGGGAACTGACGTTCTTTCCAAGGAGCCGATTGGTCAGGATCCAGCGACAAGCAGAGAGCGCCGGGTTGTTGGATGAAGTGGCCGACCCTGAGCCCCTTGAAGACGGATCAGTTCGCTGAGGTGGCTAAACTGGCCTGCGTCGCCCTTGCCGACTTGGACCCGCGCCGGAAGCTCGAGCGCCCAAAGGCTCCACGAGGCGGCTGTAGCCCTGCGAGGGGCCTGGAGGCTGCCAAGCACGTCCGGGCGTCCGATCGTGGCGGGAAGGCGGCATAGCGCAAGGCAGCGGGGCGGTCTAGGACCAGAGGGTAAGGGCGGGCGGAGACACGGGGAGACTCGAACCATGACGACGATTGCCGAGATGTTGGAACAGGTCGAGCCGGGCGCGTCCAAGCGCGGCGGATTCGTCAGCGGCAACGCGCTCGCCGCGTTCTACGGCATTTCGACGCGCACGATTCATCGGTACGCCCACGCGAAACGTTGCAACCACGTCCACATCGGCAAGCGCATCGTCCGCTATCGGCGCGATCAATTGCTGCGCATGATGGCCGAAGACTATCCGGAAGATCCGGACAACCGAATCGGACAGAAGCGCCAGATAGGACACAAGCGCCAGAAGCGCCAACGCCCCTTTCACACCTCGCCCGTTCGGCGCATGGTAGAGCCGACTCGATGACGTCGAGCGGCTCATCCACGCCATGTGACGCCTGACCCTCTCGCCACCGTCTCCTCCCGCCCGAGGCGCGTCCGCGCTGTCGGGCTCTTCGTGTGTACGCGAGGGCCGCATGCCTAGCGCGATGCTGAGGGGGTGCCTCGCACAAGGATGCGCTGCACTCGTGGAGCGCGGCTACTGCGCCGAGCATGCACCCGGGGCCGCACGCGCGCGAGACGACGGACGCGCCACGCCCACCGAGCGCGGCTACACGTCCTCGTGGCGGCGCTTCCGACTGCGCTTCGGACATCTCTTGATTTCCCATGGGATTGTGCCGGCCTGTGGATCTGCGCTCCCGGGAGGTCCCCTCATGCGGGAGAGCCGATGCAGGGCCGAGGGGCTCGTGAACAACCGGGACCTGCACCTGCACCACGACCCGCCGCTCACCGCAGCCGAGCGTAAGAACAAGCGGGCCGTAGAAGACCCGATGCGCTGCGGACTCTTGTGCAGATCGTGCCACTCGGCGGCCACGGCGAGGGCGATGGGGCATAACAGTGCAAGTGACAGGGGGATATACACTTAGCGGTCTTGGTCAACACGGCGCCAAGGTACCGCACTGGCTCAACAGCTCGCGCACGGACAGGTTCCAATGTGCCTGACGGGTTCAAAGAGAGGCCGTGATGGGCGGTAAGGGCAGCGGCGGCGCGCGTCTCGGTTCGGGTCCCTCCCGGAAGGTCGGCTCCGTCCGATGGCAGCGCGAACAGCGGCGCCTGAGGCACTCTCCAAGGGCCGAAAGCGTTCGGAAAGCATCCCCGATCGCGTCTGTGCCAAAGCCGAAGGACCTCCCGGCGGGCCAGTCGGCCGTGTGGGACATGCTGGCGCCCCACGCGCTGGCGCAGCGGACCCTAACGCCTGCGACGGCCTTCGCGTTTCGGGAGTTGTGCGAGGCCGTCGTGTTGAAGCGTGACGTGCTGGCTGTCGTCGAGCAGGACGGGCTGATGCAGAACCGGCTGAGCACGAAGATGGACCAGGACGGTGGCGGGGAGCAGGTCTTCGAGAGCAAGGCGCACCCTCTGATCGCGAAGTGGACAGCACTCCTGGTCCGCGTCGAGGCCGGGCTGACGAGATTTAGGCTTTGTCCGATGGGCAAAGAACTAGCGCTGGTTGAGGAAGTCAAGGACGAGTGGGCGGAATTCGACGTTCCGTTGAGCGTGATTCAGGGCGGGAAGGCATAGCGAACGCTTGCGCGTGAGTATGGCGTGGCTCGAAGCAATGTCGGCCTCATCGTTACCGGTAAGACCTGGGTGGCCGCATGACCGACCCGATCACGGCCTACGCGCAAGACGTCGTGGACGGGAAGATCCCGGCCGGGAAGTTCCACGTACTTGGATGCAGGCGGCACCTCCGCGACATGGCGCGACAGGGCGCGGCAGGGTGTCCGTTTCGGTTTGACGTCGGGAAGGCCGAGAGGTTCTTCCGCTTCGCCGAGAAGCTGAAGCATTACAAGGGGAAATGGGCGGGGACGCTCATCCACCTCGAGCCGTGGGAGAAGTTCATCGCCGGGAGCGTCGTCGGATGGGTTCATGTCGAGACGGGTCTTCGCCGATTCAGAACCGCACTGGTGCAGGTGCCCCGCAAGAACGGAAAATCGCTCTTGGCGGCCATCGTGCTGCTTTACGTGACGTTCTTCGATGACCCGCCTGAGCCCGGGGCGCTTGGTGTCTGCATTGCAACGAAACGCGACCAGGCGAAACTCGTCTTCGAGGATGCAAAACAACTTGTGAAATCGTCGGGCCTCAAGCGTCGCATCACGGTGCAAGTGGCCAGTCTGCACCGTGACGACACGGCATCAAAAGCTGAACCGCTCGGGGCCGATCACGACGTTGCCGATGGACTCAATCCCAGTTTCGTTTGCGTTGACGAGATGCACGCGATGAAGGATCGCGGCCTGTTGGACGTCGTTGAGACTGCGACCGGCGCGAGAGAGCAGCCGGTGATCTTCGAAATTACGACGTTTGGAAGTGAGCCGGTATCCCCATGGGGCGATCAAAACGACTACTCGCAGAAGATTCTCGAAGGAGTGCTGGTAGACGAATCGTTCTTCGTGTTCACGGCCCATGCCGACTCTGTTGCTTACGACGCCACATACCAATTTGACAGAGCGTTGCGTGAACTGGTCGAAGGTTGCTCATGTCGATTAATGGAATTGGACGTCCCAAAACTTACGACTCCGCCCCAGCCTGCCATCCAGCCAGAAAGTCCTTCTGTCGGGGGTTGTGCAAGCCTTGCTATGACAGATGTCTTAGAGATAGAGACCCCGGCTATCAGGCTAGGCAGCGGGCCAACGTCCGGGCGTGGACAATCCGAAATCCGGAGCGCGTCAGCGCAAGCCGGGATAGATGGGCTAGGGAGCACCCAGACAAGGTTAAGGCGTCCCGTAGGAAAGGCCATCTTAAAAGAGACTTTGGAATCTCAGTCGAAGAGTACGACCGACTGTATTCAGCACAGCATGGACGGTGCGGCATTTGCTCCGTCGAATTTGACGTGCTTGCCGTGGACCACTGCCACAATTCGCTCAAGATTCGCGGATTGCTTTGCAAACCCTGCAATGCCGGACTCGGATTTCTCGGAGATTCTGAAGTCGGCGTACAGCGAGCACTCGACTACCTGCGCCGTGAGGAGACATCGTGTTGACGGTCCATCGCTGATTGTAAGGATAGAGCCTGACGACTGGACGTTACCCGAGACAGCTCAGAAGGCGAACCCGAATTATGCCGTGTCGGTGAGCCCTGAAGACCTGGCCGCGAAGGTGTTGAAAGCGAAGGGCATCCCGTCCGCTGCGGCCTCATACAAGATCAAGCACCTCAACCTGTGCGTGTCGGCGGCGAATCCCTGCCTCTCGGTGGACGGCTGGCGTCGCGGCCAGAACCCCGCCGCGCTCAGCCGAGAAGCGTGGCTCGCGGAACTGGACCACGCCGTCTGTTTCGCCGGTATCGACCTCGCCAGCAAGCTGGACCTGTGCGCGCTCTCGCTCGTCTTCCCTCCGGCCCCAGGCCGCGCGTCGTGGCGAGTGATTCAGCGGATCTGGACGCCCGCCGAGACGCTCGTGGATCGGGCGCATCGCGACCGGGCTCCGTATGGCATCTGGCGCGATCAGGGCTGGCTCACCGCGACCGAAGGTACACAGATCGACCACCAATTGATCCGCGCGGTGCTCATCGAGGCCCGCGAGAAATACGACCTGCACTTGTGCGGCTTCGACCCCTGGCACGCCGACACGCTCGTCACGCAACTGAAGACTGAAGACGGCTTCGGCGAAACGCAGGTGCTCGGCATCCCACAAACGTATGGGGGCATGTCGAGTGCGTGCCTGAAGATGCAGGCCGAGATCGCCTCGGGGACTATCGACGCCTTCGGGTGTCCGGTCACGGCGTGGTCGGTGTCCAACGTGGTCGACAACCACGACGGGAAGGGCAACCTGATGTTCGCCAAGGGTAAGAGTCGCGGGCGAATCGATCCCGTCATCTCGGCCACGATCGGCATGTCGCTCGCGTTGAAATTCGGATGGGCCGTTCAACCGAAGCCCCGTCGTCGTGGCGTCGCGAAGATCTGGCAACCCGGGGTCGGCTTTGTGCCGGCCGTTCCCGAGGAGTCACAGCCCCATGCGTAAGGCGTTCGTGAAGATCGGCGGGTGGGTCCGCCGCGTCCTGCAGGGGGTCGGTGCCACCGTGCGATCGAATGCCGAGGAGCTCGCCGTCGGCGCCGGCCTGGTCCTCATCACGGTCGGCCTCTGGCCGCCCCTTGGGATCAGCGCGCTGGTCGTCCCCGGGGCGGCTCTCGTCTATGTGGCCTTGCCGTCGCGCCTGCCGTTTGTCCTGCGTCCGCCCGACGTGTCATCCAGAGGGAGGAAGTGATGGGCCTCTTTGCACATCTCGCTCCGACCGCGCTGCCGGCTCGGATGCGCGCCTCGTCGAACGAGTACAACCAGGCATTCTTCAGCGGGGCCGACCTGCCACCGGATTGGGTCGGCTCGCTCACCGCCGCCGGCGTCCGGGTGTCGCCCGAGCTCGCGATGACGCTGAGTGCCGTGTACTGCGCGGTCTCGACGATCGCCTACGACCTGGCGACGCTGCCGGTGCAGATCTTCGCGCGGCACCAGGGCGACAACGGCGACGACGTCGTCAGGCCCTACTACGGCGCGGGCATCGACAGCAGCAACGGCATCCGGTCGCTCGCCTACATGCTGATGTACCAGCCGAACGCCTTCCAGACCGCGAGCGAGTTCTGGCTCAGCATGATCCCGCAGTTCCTGCTCCGGGAGGAGGCGTACGCGGAGATGGTCTATGCGCCCAGTGGGGCGATGGTCCAGCTCGTGCCGCGTCATCCCGACCGCGTGAAGGTCGACCGGCTCCCATCGGGACGGATGCAATACCGGCTCACTGAGCGGACCGGCGAGCCGCGGTACCTCACCCAGGATGAGATGTTCGTCATTCGCGGGCTGTCACTCGGCGCAGGCCTGGAGGGGGCGTCGCGTGCGACCTTCGGCGCGAATCCCATGGGGACCGCGCTCGCCGCTGGGCGCGCGGCGGGCCGTTTCTTCAAGAGCGGCATGACGGCCTCGGTGATCGCCACCTACGCCGGCGGCCTGATGGAGGACGAACAGGAGAAGGCGCTCCATCAGAGCCTGACTCGCTATGCGGCCGGCGCCGACAACGCCTTCGGATTGCTCCTGGTGCCCGATGACGTGAAGGTCGCCAACCTGAGCGTCGAGCCGGACAAGGCCCAGATGATGGCCGCCCAGGAATGGGGCGTGCTTGATGTCGCGCGCCTCTTCCGGATCGACCCCTCGAAATTGATGATCAAGGGGCCCTCCCAGACCGGCAGCGCGAACGAGCAAGACGAAATCAAGCACGTCTCGAACTGCCTGCGGCCCAACGCGCACGTCATCGAGCAGGCGATCCAGCGCGACCTCATCGTTGTGAAAGACACCTACTTCGCCGAGTTCCTCCTCGAGGAGAAGCTGCGCGGTGACACGGCCGCGCGCGCCGAGTACTTCTCCAAGGCGCTCGAGGGGCCCTGGATGTGGCCCAGCGAGATCCGCCAGCGCGAAAACATGAACCCGGATCGGGCCCTCGACGAGCTCGCCAAGGTCAGGTATCGGCCAGGGACACCCAAGGGATCGCCCACTTCAGGCGCCGCGCCGGCGCCGCCGTCCGGACGGGCCGCGCTCAAGGGCATGCTGGCCGTCCACGACAACGCGGTGCGGGCCATTCGAAGGGAGCGCGTCGCGATCGAGAAGCTGGCGAAGAAACACGCGAGCGACGTCCCCGGCTGGCAGGCGAGCCTGCGGGAGTTCGAGGCCGAGCACGCCGGCTTCATCGCGACGACCATGCGCCTGCCGATCGAGGTGGCCCGGGCCTACGCGGCGCAGCATGGGTCACGGCTCGAGGCCCACGGGATCGTGATCTTCGATGAACACTGGGAGCGCGCCGAGGCGGACGATCTCGCGGCGCTCGCTCTGGACCCTGAAGCGGCTGCCGCCGCGTAGGAGACGATGATGAAGTACCTGCACCTGCTGCACTACGTGTCGAGCACGCCCTGGGCGATCTTGCCGACGAAGCTCTCCGAGATGATGTCGGTCCTGGCCATGCGGGCGAACGGGGAGGCTTTCACGGCCGAGGAGATCCGCGCGCGGATCGGCGACGCGCGACAGCCGATGTCGCCCGCGAAAGGCCACGTCGCCGTGGTGCCGCTCTTCGGCGTGATCGCCCACCGCATGGGCGGCATGGCGGAGTCGAGCGGGGGCGCGTCTGCGGAGCGGTTCGCGGCTGTCATCCACGCCCTGGCCCAGGACGAGAGTGTGGGCACCGTGCTGATTGACTGCGACTCGCCGGGCGGGACGATCGCCGGCGTGCAGGAGGCGGCCCAGGCGGTCTACGACCTGGCGCAGACGAAGCGCGTTGTGGCGATTGCCAACTCGGCGATGGCCTCTGCCGCGTATTGGATCTGCAGCCAGGCGAACGAAATCGTCGCGATCCCGAGTGTATTCGATCCGGTCGTCGGGTCGATCGGGGTGTTCACGGTGCACAAGGATCTCAGCGGCGCGCTCGACCAGGCCGGCATCAAGGTCGAGTTCATCTCGGCTGGCAAATACAAGGTCGATGGCAACGAGTTCGGCCCGCTGAGCGAGGAGTCGCGCCGGGCGATGCAAGCGATGGTGGATGCCGCCTACGCGCGGTTCACGGCCGACGTAGCGCGTGGCCGGAAGGTCTCGGCCTCCGACGTGCGGTCGGGATTCGGCGAGGGCCGCGGGCTGTCGGCGAAGGACGCCAAGGCGGCCGGACTCATCGACCGGATTGCGACCTTCGATGACACGCTCGCCCGGCTGTGCGGAACCCGCGGCCAGGTGGCGATGGGCGCCGGCATGTCAGCGGGCCCTATCAGTGACGAGCTCGTGCGAGACGGATCGGTGAACGTGGAGACGGCGGTTGCCGCTGCATTTCCCTCCGCCGATGAGCTCGAGCGTGCCGCCCTGGACGCACAGCAGCAGGCCGAGCACGAGGCTGATCAGGAAGTCGCCCTGTTGGCGGCGATTCTCGGCCGGGAGTAGACGCATGGGCCGAGAGCAGCGGGCGAACCACGCGCGGTGGCAGTGGCTCTACGAGCGCGGGCCGGTGCGGCGGATCTGGATCGCGGTCCGGTTCTTCTACACGGCGCGACGGCGGGCGAGATTGCACGGCCAGTTCTGGGGTTGGCTCACCGGGCGCTGGGAGTTGCCGAAGGGGGTCGCATGACGGCCGATAAGCGTCCCGTCGGGCGGCCGCCGATCTCTCGGAGCGAGCCGAGCGTGTCGCTGCATGTCCGACTCCCGGCCTCGCAATACGACAGATTGGTCCGAGAGGCCCAGTCTGCTCGCAGGGATTTTCCGGCGTTCGTGCGCGAGCGTCTATTTCGTGTCAACAAATCGACAAGTGGCGACAACGGGCGCAACGTAGTCCTTACAAGCGTGGCTGACGCACCGTCCGGTCTGAGACCGGCGCCGGCGCGACAGTAACAACAATCCGGCGACTCTGAGAGGCGTTCGGTTGTTTCGGAACCGGCAGGTCAATTCCTGCGCGGCTCTGATTCAGCCGCGCGCCTTTGCTTTAGGAGTCGCACCATGGATTTGAAAGTCGTCAGGCAGCGAAACGCGAGCCTCCTCGCCGAGATCGTCGAAGCGAAGAAGGCGCGCGCCGGAATCGGCAACCTCGCCGTTGCCGAGAATCGCGCGTTGAGCGAGACCGAGCGGGCCGCCTTCACGGCCGCCGGAACCAAGATCACCGACCTCGAAGCCTCCCTCGCCGAGAACAAGGAACTGCTCGACGCCGCCGAGGCCGCGAACGCCGCCGAGCGCGATTTCCGCGCGTCCTCGACCCCCGACCCCGACGCCGCAGCCGGCGCAGCGGCCCTGGTCGCCGCGGGCGTCAAGCAGCACCGCGTCGAAGTTCCGGACAAGTCGAAGCAGCTCGGCTTCTTCGGCCGCCAGCTCCAGGCCGTCCGGTCGTTCTTCGCCGAGGGCGGATTCGCGCACATCTCCGGCGAGGACCGCAACGTCCTGGAGCCGATGATGGCTGCGGCCACCGGCATGGGCTCGGACGTCAGTTCGGACGGCGGATTTTTGGTCGCGCCCGACCGCTCCACCACGATCATGCAGCGGATGTACGACACCGGTCAGATCCTGAGCCGCGTGAACCGGATCCCGGTCTCCGCGAGTTCGAACGGGATCCAACTCCCGGCGATTGACGAGACCAGCCGCGCCGACTCCTCGCGCTACGGCGGGATCGTGTCGGGCTGGCTCGGTCAGGGCAGCACGTTCGCGTCGGTGGCCGGCAAGCCTCGCTTCAGGATCATGGATCTGAAGCTCCGCAAGGTGGGCGCGTTCCTCTATGCGACGGACGAGCTCCTGGCGGACAGCGTGGCGCTCGAATCCTGGATCAACAAGTACCTGCCGCTCGAACTGACGTTCCGCGTCGAGAACGCGATCGTCAACGGCACGGGCTCGAACCAGCCACTCGGCCTGCTCAACTCCGGCGCGGTCATCACCGTGACGCGCGTCAAGGCGTCGCACGTGACCTCGGTCGACCTCCAGGCGATGCTGGCGCGCATGTGGGCGCCCCTGCGGTCGCAGGCCGTCTTCCTGATCGACCAGAGCGTCGAGACCGACCTCGCCGTGCTGTCGATCCCGATCGGCACCGCGGGCGTGCCTGATCCGCTCTACCGGCCGATGGGCAGCGTGTCTGGCCAGGTGTATGCGACCTACGCGGGCATCCCGATCATCCCGGTGGAGCACTGCGCGGCCCTCGGGACCTCGGGCGAGATCATCCTCGTCGCGCTGCCTGAGTACACGCTGATCGACAAGGGCGGCGTCGAGCAGGCGGTGTCCATGCACGTCGCGTTCATCACCGACGAGCAGGTGTTCCGATTCGTGCAGCGCGTGGACGGCCAGTGCAATTGGAGAGCAGCGCTCCAGCCGAAGTCCGGCGGAGACACCCTCTCCTGCATCGTGGTGCTGAGCTAGGGCGTAGCCCTCGGGTTCAGAGAGCGACGAACCAATAGGTTCTGAGATCGAACAGGAGAGAGACATGTTCTACGAACAGCACCAGATCGTTCCGATGCTGGCCCCGGTCGACATCGCCAACGGGTCCTCGGACACCGACTCGGTCAACATGGGCAAGTTCGCCGGCCTCGAAGTGCTCATCAGCCTCGGCGCACTGACGGGCGACGCGGGCACGCTGCGGTTCTACGGCGGCGCGACGAATGGCGCCAAGACCACGGAGATCTTCCCGTACTACCAGCTCGGTGGGGCCGCGGCTGGGACCACGGCATCGGACGTGCTCGGCGCGCGGACGGTCGTGCCGGCGGGCGGCATCGTGCTGACCTCGGCGGCGAGCTGGACCGGCAAGGTCATCAAGGTCGAAGTGCCGGCCGACTCGATGCCGGACGGGATGCCCTGGCTGACCATCGCGAAGGCGGTCGGATCCGCGACGGTGGCCCTGGTAGCCATCGTGGCGGTCGGGATCGCCCGCTACGAGGGCACCACGCACACCACGTCCGTCTAGCCATGCGGCTGCGGACGTTGGCCGGCTCGCATGCCGGCGAGATTCGGGACTATGACGGCGCGGCTGGACTGGCCGCGCTCAGGACGGGGATGGCCGAGCGGGTCGAGCCATCCCCGACCACGACTCCGGCCATCGCGCCTGAGCCGATACTCACGCGATCGGTCGCGGCGTCTTCGCGTCGAGGCCGTCGCGCCGTTGGAACCACCGCGGCGTAAGCAAATCGCCCTTCGGGGCGAATGGAGCACGTCTCATGCCCTATACGAACGTCTCTTCCGCCTGGGTCGGCGGCGACCTCTACTTCTACGACAAGAACGGCAACGAGATTTTCCACATCGACGGCACGAACCGTGCCCTCGCGATGCACGCTTCCGCCTCGCTCTCGGGCACGGGCCTGACGGCGCTGCTGGCGGCCGGCCTCGGTACGTCGGTGACCTACGTCAAGACGGACAGCGGCACGAAGACGCTGCTCGCCGCGAACGCCACCAAGGGCCGCGGCGTGCTGGTCCTGGTGACGATCAATGAAACCTACGCCAACGTCGGGGGCGCTCAGCCGACCGTGAAGATCGGCGAGACCGGGACGACCGAGAAGGGCATCGCTGCGGCCACGCTCACCGGCGCGACGGCGGGGTCCATCTTCGTGGCGGGGTTCACGAACACGGCGACGGACGCGATTATCGCCACGCTGACGGCGGCGACCGTGACCGCGACGGGCGGCTGCACCATCACCGTGCTGGCGCTGCCCAACTCGTAAGCGGCCTCGAGGGGGCGACGGTTCGGCACGGCGGCAGCTACGGCCCGCCAGCGCGTCGGATGTTGGACTGGCTCCCCCTCATTTCTAGCGAAGAGAGAGGCCTGACATGGCTGTCGGCACCTGCACGTTGACTGAAGAGGTCTACGGATCGATCAAGAAGGTCGTCTTTTCATGGGTCGCCGGCACGGGCGGCGAGGCCGGGACGGTCACCAAGCAGACCCTCAAGGACTACAACGGCGCGATCGAGCGCCTGGTGACGGTTCCAGGGGGAGCCCCGAACGCTCCGACCACCCTGTATGACGTCACCGTGACCGACGAAGACGGCAACGACGTCCTGATGGGCACCGGCGTCGATCGGTCGGCCACGGCCACTGAGCAGGTTCTTGGGGGCTCGCTGGGCGTGGTGGCGAATGACAAGCTGACGCTGAACATCGCGAACGCGGGATCGGGCAAGGCGGGACAGGTGTTCGTATACCTGCGGTGATCTCTCGATGAGCCTTTCACTTTTCGCACCGCCTGCGGATGAGCCCCTCACGCTCGAGGAGGCGAAGGCGCATTGCCTGATCGGCTCGGCGATCACGGACCAGGACGCGTTGCTCGAGGCGTTCATCCCGGGCGTGCGCGAGCGGGCGGAACAGGCGACCGGCCGAGCGATGCTGATCCAGACGTGGGACCTGGTGCTCGACGGCTTCCCCCGCGAGCCCTACATCGAACTTCCGAAGCCGCCCCTGGTGAGCGTGACCTCGATCACCTACCGCGACACCGGCGGCGTGCTGCGGACGTGGGCCTCCACGAACTACCTGGTGGAGGCGCCGGCCGGGCCCCGGTGCGCGCGCGGCCGGATCTCCCTCCCTTTCGCCGCGATCTGGCCCATCACGCTACCGCAAGCTGGGAGCGTGACGGTACGGTTCGTCTGCGGCTACGGCGACGCGGGCGACGTGCCGGCCCTGTTGAAGGTGGCGATGCTGCTCGACGTCGGCACCTGGTATCTGAATCGGGAGAGCGTCCTGACCGGCGCGCGCGAGCAAGCGATCGAACTGCCCTTGGGCTCGAGCGCAGTGTATCGCGCCTACCACTCTCCGGCGACGCAGCGGTTGCCCTACGGAGGCACCCGGTGATCGGACAGATGCGCGAGAGGATCGTGCTCCAGTCTCCGGATCCAGTGGCCGTTGTCGTGGCCAGCCTGACGCAGGTGGCCGGACTGGCCACGGCGACGACGGCCCGGGCGCACGGGTTCGCGACAGGTGACTACATCACGACGGCGGGCGCGACGCCGGCCGGCTACTGCGGTCGATTCCAGGTGACGGTGACCGGGACGAAGACGTTCACCTACGTCGTGGCGGCCAACCTCGCGACGCCGGCCACGGGCACGATCACGGCCACCTACGCTCGGGACGCCCTGGGCGGGACCAAGGTCGGTTGGACGACCGTGGATACCGTGGCGGCTGAGATCGTGCCGATTCGGGCCGCAGAGCGCCTTCAGGCGGCCGCCATTCAGGCCGTGACGGGCTACCGATTCAGGATCTATGCGCGCGGCGACGTGACGGCGAAATGGCGGGCGCTCTGGACGCCGTCGCAGCCGGCCGGATCGCCTGAACACACGCTCGAGCTGCACGGGGTCATCCCGGACGGCGACGGTCGGCGATTCATGTTGATCGAATGCAGCGAGGTCCGGGCATGACGGATACCGCCCAGCCCATCGCGGCGCTCGTGAGCGGCGTCTTTGCGGCGCTGAACGCGCCGAGCGTGACGGCGCTCGCCACCGGCGGCGTCTACAACGACCTCCCGCCGAATCCGACCTATCCGTGCGTGCGGTTGTGGGCCCGCGGGAAGCCGGTCGGACCGATCGCTGGGCACAGCATCTGGGAGGCGGACGTCGAGATCTGGATCTACTCGCTCTTCAGCGGTGACAGCGAGGCGCTCGCGCTGGCCGAGGTAATCGGCGGGCTGCTGCACTACCAGCCGCTGACGACTCCTGGCTGGAACACGGTCCTCGTCGCCTGGGAAGACATCTTCTCGGCGGCCGATGAGGATCTCGAGGGCCAGCTGCTGAAGGCGTGGGTGCTGTCGTTCCGCGTGCATCTGGAGCGTGCGTGATGGGGCTACTGGACAAGATCGCGGACAGGGTCGCGGAGAAGATCGTCGCCAGCGATGGCTCATCCTCCCCGTCTCCGGCTCGACGGTCGACCTCGCGACCCTGTCCGCGCTGCGGCGCGAAGGCAGACCGGCGCGTCGAGTCCTGCGGGTTTGGACCAGTGAAGTCGATTCTGTGTGGCGCCTGCGGCCATACGTTCGCGGAGGAGGAAGTGTAAACGACCATCGCCCAAAGGCGACGGCTTTCCACCTAGCTGGCGCGAGCCAGTTGGCAGCTCTGAGGCCGGTTTACATAGGCGGCCTGAGCCAAGAACGCGAGGTTTTTGGCAGCGTTGAAGTCGGCGGAAACGGTGTAGCCACAATGCACACAGCGGAACTCGGCTTGCGTTCGTCGGTTGGATTTCTCGCAATGGCCACACGTGCTGCACGTGCGGCTGGTATTGCGAGGGTCTACCGCGACGACGACAACGCCCGCCATCTGCGCCTTGTATTCAAGGAACGACCGCAACTGTGCGAAGGCCCATCCGTGCTGGCGATTGCGCTGTGCCCGCCGAACCGTGGTCCGCGAACGGATATGCGTCAAGTCTTCGACGCCGATCCCTCGTGCCGTGTCCTTGGCGGTAGTGACGATGCGCTTACTGATGCAGTGGTTCTCGTGGCGACGAAACAACAACTCGACCTGAGCGAGACGTTTCAGCTTCTTCCTGGCCCCGCGCGTGTTGCGCTTTTGCAGGGCCCGGCGTTGCCGAGCGTGTTTCCGCCGCACGGTTTCGATGGCCGCTCCGGAGTAGGTAGTGCCGTCACTATCGGTGGCGAGCGAGACGATGCCCAAGTCAACGCCCAGGAAGTCAGCTGGGTCGACGGGGGCGCCGTCTGGAACGGTGATGCAGGCGTAGAGGTAGAAACTCCCGTCGCGCAGAACGAGGTCGCACTGACCCTTGATGCGGTCGAATCGTTGGCGCTGGTACTCTCCGAAAACGAGCGGGATGCGCTCGCGTCCGTCGAGAGTGAGCACGCTGGCAGCATCCACACCCTTGAAGGACAACAAGCGCTGGTCATAGACCATCGCCCCGTCGGGCCTAAAGATTGGGCATCGACTTTTGTCGCGGCGAAAGACTGCGACGGCCTTGCCGATGGCGCGGACGGCCATCTGCGACGACAGTCCGAATCGATCTCGCAATTCTCGATAACAACGCGAATGGATGCTGGGCTGGGCGAACACGTGTGCGTCGAATCCGACGCGCGCGGCGTAGGTCGCAGCGGCGTTGAACGCGCGCATGGTTCTCAGGAGCAGCGCTCTTTGACCGGGAGACGGAAGCAGGCGCAACTGAAGAGTCAGCGTCACGGTTCAAGTGTAGGACAAATAACATCCGTAGTCAACGCGAGGAGGCGAGACGTCCCCTGCCATCAAATGGCAACGGTGTGCGTCTCGTTATGCTTATGACAGGCAAGGACTACGTGGCCAAGACCACGATCTGGAACAAGGAAGGCGAGATCGTCGCGGACATCGGCCAGGCCTGCGATCGGGTGGCCCCTGAGAGCCTCGGATGGCTGCTCGCGGGCGGGCACATCGGGGCCGTTGAGCCGAAGACGCCCGCGCCTGCCCCGGTTGCGGCCTCGACACCGTCGGTGCCGACTCCCGCGGTCAAGGTCGATCCGCTCGTGACCCGTGAACCGAAGACCGGAGGCGATGAGTAGATGGCGAAGCATGGTTCTCCGGATGTTCCGTTTGTTCTGGTCGGCGGGCGCAGCCTCCTGGCCGTGGTGACGGACTTTGTCCAGGACGCCGAAGCGGTCACCGAAGAAACGACACCCCTCGGCGCGACGTGGCCGACGAACGCCCCGGTTGGCGAAATCAAGGCGACGCTGTCGTTGAACGGTTTCTATGACGACTCGGTCGGCAGCATCGACGAGGCGCTGGCCGCCAACGAGGCGGCGTCTCAGGTCGTGGCCTACGGCGTCGAGGGCAACACGGCCGGGAAGCAGTTCGTCGGCCTGGCCGGGGCCTACGGCTCGAAATACTCGCGGGCCGTCAGCCGCGGGGCCCTGCACAAAGTGGCCGTGACCTGCACCGTCTCGGGCAATCAGGACGAGGGCGTGATCCTGCACCCGCTGGGCGCGGAGACGGCGGCCGGAGACACGCACCTGACCTCGGTCGACCGTTCGACCGAGACGAAGACCACCAAGATCCCGATCACGTCGTCCTCGGTGGCCGCGCAGACGGTCATCACCACAACGGTCCCGCACGGACTGACCGACCAGGACGTGGTGGTGATCGCGGGCCACGCGGGCAGCACGCCGGCGATCTCGGGGCCGTACACGGCGACGGTGACCGGCCTGTCGACCTTCACGATCCCGGTGAACGTGTCGGTCGGCGGCACGGGCGGCACGGTGGTCCGGGCCATGTCGGCAAACGGCGGGTATGCATACCTGATGGTGCCGGCCCTGACGCTCGGCGGGTACACGAACCTGGCCGTGCTGGTGAAGCACTCGCTCGACAACACAACTTTCATCACCCTCGGGACGTTCACGGTGGTCACGACCGCCCCTGCGGCCCAGCGGCTCGTGGTCGCAGCGGCCACGCCGGTCTATCGGTATCTGGACTGCGCCTGGGCGTGGACGGGATCGGGCTCGGGCATGTCGGCGACGTTCATGGTGGGGTTCGCGCGCGGGTAGACGATGCGCGCCACCTCACGCGAGCTGCTCGATCGGATGAAGCACGCCTCGGGCGAAGTGGAGCGGTTCTTTCGGATTCGGCTCGCGGAAGCGGAAAGCCCGGACGATGCCGAGCAGGCGCGGATCGGGCTCAGGAATGCGGTCGGGGCCCGGCGTGCGCTGGACCGATGGCCGGTGACGGAGCGGACGGGCGCCGGCAGCGCCCACAACTAACCTCGCAAGCCCTCTCAGTGGCTTCCGCCCATGTGGGCCGCCCCGCTGAGCCGCCTTGTGACTACCACGCCGAACAACGGCGACTGGAGTCTCACAATGGCAGCTGGAAAACATGGGAGCCAAGAGGTCGTCGTCGCCTTCGATGATTCGGGCGGCAGCGCCCAGACGATGACGCCGTACATCACCGACATCAACGGGCTCGACATCGAGGCCATCACCGAAGAGAGCACGGCGTTCGGTGACACCTGGATGAAGAACCTGGCGGTCGGCGTCTCCAAGGGCGCCGACATCTCGCTCGGCGGGTACTACGACGACACGGCCACCACGGGTCCGGACGCGATCTTCAACGCGCTGCCGGCCGGGCCGGCGACGGCGACGCGCACGCTCACGATCACGTTCGCCACCGGCAAGACGTTCTCGTGCGAAGTGATCATCGTGAAGTACACGAGGACGCTCGCGCGCAACGCCCTGACCAAGTTCACGGTGCTGTTGCGGCCGTCCGGGACGATCACCGGGTAGTCGGCAGAGTCAGTCATGCGGCGGCGAGGTTCCGTCGGCAGAACGCCGGCTGCCCTCGCCGCCCCCTTTCAGTAGGAGTCAGATCATGGCGCTCGTTTCTTTCCTCCCGCCCGTCCGTCGCGAGATCCCGCACGAACCCGATCAGTGGATGGACTTCCGCAAGCCGGCCTCGAAGGACGTTCGGGCGGCCCGGAAGCTGGCCGAGGCGGAAGGCCGACAAGGGCTCAGGGACTTCGGGGCAGAGATCGTCACCGCGCTGCAGTCGAAGACCGACAGCAACGACGACGCGGTCATGCGGCGGATTGCCAAGCTCGCGGCGGAGCAGGAATACCACGCCGACCAGTTCGACCGTGGGGCGCTGCTCGCGGCCTCTATTCGTGGATGGTCCTACATGGTTCCCGATGGGACGGCCGTCCCCGTGAACCCGGAGAACATCGGGCTCCTGGACGAGCAGACCGCGCGGTGGGCCGTGCAGCAGGTCATTGACCTGATGCAGCCGCCCTCCCTGGAGGCCGACAAAAGCGACGCTCCAGCAGCTGCACCGAGCGCTTGACGGCGAGAAGGGCGCGGAGTCGCCCTTCGGGTGGTTCCTCTCGCAGGCATGCGAGAGCTTCCACTGCATGCCGACTCGGATGCTGTGGGAACTGGAACACGACCCGGACCAGTGGGTGTCGCGGATCCTGATGCTTCGGGCGTATGCCGAGACGAAGCGGCAGTGGGACCTGAAGCCGGAAGACGTCCCCAGTGGGCCGTTGAAAGACCTGGTCGAGGAGTTCACGTTCGGGCCGATCGAGGAACGGCTGGCCCGGATGAAGGCGAAGGCAGGGGGTAGCGAAACGTCATGAGCGCGGACTTCGACACCTCGGCGGTCATCGCGGATCTCACAGCGATGCAGTCGCAGTTGGCCAGCGTCGGGGAGCTGGTGGCGGCCGAGACGGAGTCTGTCCAGCAGCAGGCGCGGGCGATGGCGAAGACGCCGGCGGGTCGGTTCCAAACAGCCATTAGGGCCAAGGTGTTCCACAACGAGGACGGGACGACGCGCGGGTCCGTGTTCGTGATCCAGTTGCCGTGGATCCGGAACCTGAAGTGGCAGCGGCGGATCAACCCAACGGGAAACAAGTTGTGGCCGAAGCTACTTCCCGTGTGGATCGAGTCGGGCACTTCCAAGATGGCCGGTCGGCCCTACCTCTATCCGGCGTTCGAGGCTGGCCAGCGACGGCTTGATCGCGCCGTCGAGGCGTTGGTGGCCAGGATGGCCGCATGAGCACCATTGTCCACACGATCAAACTAGTCACCAGCTACGCGGACGCGGTCGCCGGGATTCAGAAGTACGGGGACTCGATCACCGCCTGCGCGCAGACGGTCCAGAAGAACGCGACCCTGCTCTCCGGCGACAAGCTGCTCGTCTCCGCGAACGCCCTCACGGCGGCGGTCGATAAGATCGGCGGGGCGACGACCCTCACCAACGCGCAACAGGCGAAGCTCAACGCGACGCTCACCGAAGCGATCGCGAAGTACCAGGCGCTCGGCCAGACGGCGCCCGCGGCGATGGTGGCGCTCGAGAAGGCCACCGAGACCGCCACGCAGCGCGTTGAGACCCTCGGGAAGGCGGGCACCGTCATGACGGCGGCGATCACGGTGCCGCTGCTCGCCGTCGGCGCCTTGGCGCTCAAGGCGGCGGTCGACTTCGATGCGGCGGGGCACATCATCCAGGCCACGACCGGCGCGACCGGTGACAAGCTGGCGGGCCTGCAGCAGTCGTTCTCGGCCGTGTTCGCCCAGGTGCCGGAGAGCGCCCAGGTCGTCGCGAAGGCGATCGCAGACCTGAGCGTGCGGACTGGCGAGTCGGGCACACAGCTCGAGGCGCTGGCGACGCAGGAACTCAATCTGGCGCGCATCGGGAACACCGAGGTCGGCCCGCTGATTCAGCAGACGACGCGGCTGTTCGCATCCTGGAAGATCGCGACCGACGAGCAGAGTGCGTCGCTGGACTACCTCTACAAGGTGTCGGCGCGCACCGGGGCGAACGTCGGCACACTGAGCGAGTCGCTGGTGACGTTCGGCCCGGTGCTGCGCAGTCTCGGGATCGACTTCGACCATGCGGCGGCCCTACTCGGATCGTGGGAGCAGTCGGGGCTCAACGCCGAGAAGATGCTCACCGGCCTGCGCATGGCCTACGCCAGCTTTGCCAAGCAGGGGATCGATCCGGCCACCGGGCTCCAGAACCTCATCACGAAGATGCAGGGCGCCAAGACCGAGAGCGAGGCGGCCAGTCTGGCGCTGTCGGTGTTCGGGAAGCGCACGCTGGCCGACATGGTGCCGGCGTTGGAGTCGGGCAAGTTCAACGTGGACGCCCTGGTCGCAAGCCTGAAGGCGAGCACGGTCACGATCAACGACACGGCCTTTGGCACGATGAGCCTCTCGCAGCAGATGGAGGTGCTGAAGCACGACTTCGAAGAGGCGCTGGTGCCGATCGGGAAGGTGCTTCTGGACACGCTGAAGGAAGCGAAGCCATTGCTCCAGGATGCCGCGGAACACCTCAGGAGCCTGGCGGAGGGGTTCCAGGCCCTGCCGAAGCCAGCACAGGAAGCCGCGATCGGTCTAGCCGGGATCCTGCTCATCGTGGGGCCACTCGCCATCGGCATCGCGAAGCTGGTGACGGCGCTGGAGACGCTGGGTGGGTCGGCGGCGTTCGGCCTGCTCGTGAAACTCGCAGGGAGCGCGGGTGGTATCACCGCCATCGGCGCGTTGATTGGCGGCGCGGTGACCGATCTCGGCCTGAAGGCCGCGATGGGTGGCCAGAACTTCAGTCAGGTTCAGGGCAATATCGCGGACGTGCTCAGCCGCAGCCACGGCGCGGTCGGGACGGAGCAGTACCTCCACTTCGAGACCTCCGAGACCGTCACGCCGGCGGCGCCGGCCGCTGCGGCCAGCGGGAAACGCCCGTGGGGCGGCGGCGACGTGATGAGCCCCGCCCAGAAGAAGGCGCTGGACGAACTTAGCGCATCGAGCGACCACCTCACGGCCTCGCAGAAGGCGTTGGCCCTGTCCTATCTCGAACTCGGCAAGAGCGCCTCGACCATCGCTGAGGCGAAGGGATGGGACAAGGCCGACCTCGAAGCCTACGCCAAGGAGATGCAAGGGCCGATCGAGGCCAGCACGACCATGATCAAGTTGGCCGACGACTTCGCCTCGGCGCAGCAGATCGATCTCTCGGCGGGCAGCGACTTCATGGCGCAGTACGGGAAGAAGGCCGACGAAGCCGTGATGAAGGCCCAGCGGTTCGGCGTGGCGGTCAAGGCGAGCGTGCAGGACGTGGCCGACGCCTACCGGAGCCAACAGGCGCAGGGGCTGCAGACCTGGATGGACGACCAGGTGAAGAACCTCGACGCGAAGTGGATGGCCAGCGAGGCCGCCGCGGCCCAGAAAGTGGCCGCCGCGCTCAACGCCTCGCTCGTCACCGCGCTCGTGATGCGACAGGCCTACGGCGACAAGCTCGACGAGCTGGCGTCCACCGAAACCGACCGACAGCTCACGGAACTCGACCGGCAGAAGCGCGCCGCGCTTCAGCAACTCGGCGAGGAGACGGTCGCGAACAAGACAATGTGGGAAGGCGCGCGCGCCAACATCGACCTCTACTTCGACGAGGAGGCCAAGCGGATCAAGGACTCCCACATCGAGTGGCAGGGGTACTTCGACGAGCTCGAGAAGTCGTTCAACGAGATCGGTCAGAACCTCGGCGGCGCGGCCGGCAACGTGGTCAAGGACATCGGCTCGATGTTCGGCGGGCTCAAGGGCTACCTGCAGCAGGTCAGCGCGCTCAGCGCGGATACGGCCAATCAGAACTACTGGCAGAACCAGGCCGTCAACGCGTTCAACGCCGGCGACATCGACAGCATGGTGAAGGCCCTCGACAAGGCTGACAAGGCGACCACGAAGCTGAACGTCGACACTGCGGCCATGGCCCTCTCAGGCGTGGCCTCGTTTGCGAAGATCTCGTCGTCGGCCGGAGCCTTCTCGAATGTCGTGAACGGCGCGATTGGCGGCGTCGACCTCGGGTCGGCGATCGGCAAGGTGTTCGGATCCGTGTCGACATATATCCCGATCATCGGGGGCGTCATCGGCGCGATCGGGGGACTCATCGGCGGCCTCTTCGGCGGGGAGAGCGCGGCAGACAAGCAGGCCGACCAGAACATCCAACAAGTCAATACGGACCTGCTCAAGACATACGGGACGCTGCAGAACATCCGCCTCGTCTCGCAACTGGTCGGATCGGACCTGTACAACCTCATCGCCGGAGCGGTGTGGGGACAGGCCGGACTGTCGGCCGAGCAGACGTCTGTCGATGCCCTCGCGGCCGCTGAGCAGAAGCTGATCGACTCGATCGAGACGGGGTCGGGCGTGGCGACCCAGCAGTTGCTCGACCTAATGCAACTCTATAGCACGATGTCGGGCCAGTACCTGACGACGGCCCAGGATTACTACACCGCGCAGACGAGCAACGCAGCGGCTGGGATCGTGGGCGTCGTGGAGGGGTTCCAGACCAGCATCAACGAACTCAACCGCCAGGTGGTGATCGCCGACGAGATGGCCGCGGGCATGACGGAGGACGCCGCCACGTCGGCCGCGGCGAGCATCACGACCACGATGCGGCTGAGCGACACCGAGATCTACGGCCTCGGCGAGGCGGTGGCTGGCACGTTTGCCGAGATGATCTCGCGCGGGACGTCATTCGATGACACCTTGAAGGCGCTGCAGCCGGCCATCGATGACCTCCAGACGACACTCAAGGCGACGGGCCAGAACGGCGGCGCGGCCTTTGCGCTCATTTCCGGCATGGCCGCGATCGCCGGAGACGCTGTGACCGGGCCGCTCTTCAGCGCGATCGAGAACGCGCGGACCGCGCTGAACGGCCTGCACAACGCGGGCATCCTGACGCAGGACATGTTCACGGGGATCTCGGCATCGGCGACGGACGCCTACGCCCAGATCGTCGCGAGTGGAAAGGACGCGCAGACGGCGCTGGTGATGTCCGCGCCGGAGCTGCAGACCGTCTACGAACTGCAGAAGAACTTCAACTTCACGCTTGACCCGGCAACGCAGGCGCTGCTCGACAAGGCGATCGCGGCCGGCATCGTCGGCGACAAGCAACTCAGCGACACGGCCCAGGCGTCCCTCGCGCTGCAGAAGACGGCCGACGAACTCGGCGTCCTCGTCGATTGGTTCCAGAAGCTCTTCCCGCAAGCGATCGAGCAGGCCTTCGAGGCCGCCCTGGTTGCGGCGCAGAACGACCTCCTCACAAACCAGCCGTCGAACGGTGGCAGCAACTCGCTCCCAGGCAGCGGTGGAGGCGCGTCCGGCGGCGCCCCGACCGTCGAGCAGAAGGCCAGCGGCACGCGCGGATTCGAGTACTACGGCGCGGGCCGGATGGTGCAGCTGCATGGCTGGGAGGCCGTCGTGCCGATCGCACAGGCGAAGGCCGGGTCAGGGGCGGCCATGACGGCGGTGCTCGCGGCGCGCGCGGCCTCTGCTGCGGCGTCTGCGCCTGACCGCGGATACCTGCCGGGCGGCTACCCGGTCTCGGGCGGAGCGACAGCGGGAGGCGCGGGATGGATGGCGCCCCAGTCTTCTGGCGCGCCTTCGCAAACCGTTGATCTCCATGTGCATTCTCCGGCCATCTATCTCGACGGCCGCGAGATCGCCGAGAGCACGGTCCGGCACATCCCTTCGGTCCTTCAGCAGAAGGGGTACTGAGCGATGGCCTTCAAGTTGACCATCGCGCCACCGGGAGGGTCCGCAGTCGACAAGACCTCGCTCATCAGACAGACGGACAAGGCCACGATCACGTTGCCGCTGAACGCGCGGGCGACGGCGCACTTCACCTGTCTGCCGACGCTGATCCCCGCGCGATTCTCCGAGGTCGTGTTCTACGCTCAGGACGGCACGACACCGATCTTTGGCGGGGTGATCACCAGGCGGTCCATCAGGCCGCTCCATGACTACGCGGCGCCCTCGCTGGCCGACATCGACTGTGGTGATTACTCGACCTATGCGGACGGCTGCTACACAAACCTCAGCTACAGCGGCACCGTGCAGCTCGAGACCGTCCTCGCCGATCTGGTGACGGAGAAGCTCGGGGCCCACGGCATCACCTATACGCCCGTGACGACAGGGAGCGCGCTGGCTCCGTTCTCGTGGTCGGGGTCGAACAAGCGGGTCAGCGACGCGCTGCGGGAGCTCAGCGACAAGACCGGGTGGGTCTTCACGGTCTCGCCGGCGAAGGCCCTGACGATGTCCCTGCTGGGATCGGTCGCGGCGCCCTACAACCTGAGCGACGCCACGCCGCACTGCCGAGAGTTGACCTGGGCGGACAGTGACTACCTGCCGAGCAATAAGGTCATTGTGACGTGTGGGCCGTCCGGAGCGGCCAGCCTAACGCAGGTCTGGACAGCGAACGGGACAGACACCTCATGGGTGACGTCGACGCCGGCCGCCGGGCTCGATCCGACCCATGTGACTGTCGGTGGCGCGATCAAGGTGGTCGGGGCCGGCGAGGCGTTCACCTGGGACAACCCTACGCATACCCTGGGTGTCGGGACGGATCCCACCCCGGCGTATGGGACCGTGATCAGCCTGGTCTATATCGGCCTCTTCCCGTTCGTGGTCACCGCGTCGGCGGCAGGTTCGCCCGTGATCGAGTATCTCTCGACGGCTCCGGATGTCACGACGGTCGCTGCCGGGCAGGAATTGGCCGATGGGTTGCTGGCCAAGCTCAATCAGGCGCCGCGTGAGATCACCGTGCTCACGAATGACCAGGGCTGGGCGCCCGGACAGGCGCTGACCGTTGCTCTTTCGGCGCGGTCGGTGACCGGCGCGTTCATGATCACACAGGTGTCGATCGAACTGGTCACCGCGCAGACCTGGCACTACACGCTGACGGCAACGGAGACCACGACCTACCAGGGTAACTGGCTGGACCAATGGCGGACGCTCACCGGAGGCGGCGGATCGACCTCGGCGGGGTCGACGACGGTCAGTGGCGCGACTAGCACAGACTTGGCGGCGGCGGTCGCGGTGCCGGTGTCCGTATCGCTGGCTGTGACGACGACAGAACAGGGCACGAATGTCTCGCCCAATACGGCGCTGGCCGTCGCGCAAGCCGTGAGGCGTCGACTCAGCACGACGCGCTTGGTGGGCGTGAGTCTCCAGGTGCGTGCCCGAGTGCTGTCTCCCGAGGGCGGCACCGTCACGCTCCATCTGCGCGACGTAACGAACAGCCTGACGGTGGGCTCAAGTACGGCAATGGCCCTGACGGCCGGCGTCGTCACTGAAATCATCTTTTCGGTGACGCCGACCACGGGCACTGCCGATTACGAGCTCTGGTGGGAAGCGACGACGGCCCCGATCAACCTCTCGCCGGGATCGGCCGTCTTGGAGAGCCTGTGATGCGACGCGCGCCCTTCGCTTGCCTCGTCGTCTTGCTCCTGACGCCGGCCCTCGCGCTGGCGCTCATCCTGCTCTCGGCCGCCCATGCCACGGCGCAGACCCGCACGGTAACGGCCGACCGGTTCCTGTCGAAACTGTCGCCGTGGGTCGACGTGACGGCGTATGCGGGGATCGACCGTACCGGCGCGACCGCCAGCAACACGGGGATCGCGGCGGCGATGGCTGCCTGCCCGGCGCTGACGCTGTATTCGACGTACGGCGGCGTCAATGCTCAGGGCGGCTGCACGATTTACTTGCCCGCGGGCCTCTACAAGGTGACGGGCAACCTGCCCTACAAGTCGGGGATGCGCTTCGTGGGGGACGGGCGCGGAACAGAGATTCTCTTTCAGCCGACCTCTTCGTCGACGGACCTGTTCTCGCCGGATTCTGGCTCGAGCTCCGTCGTCGACGTCCAGTGGCGGGACTTGATGATTTGGAACTGGAGCGCCAACGGGCGCGACGGCATCCACATCGACAAGACGTACCACTTCCTCATCAGCAACGTGCTCGTGGCCGGATTCACCCGGTACGGCGTCTACGTGGGCGCCACCGGCGCCGGCGCGCAGTACTACAACCGGATCGACGCGGCGGAGCTGTACAACAGCGCCACCAACCTCTACGTAGACACGGGGGCGAACGCCCTCACGATCTCGGGCGGCCACATCAGGTCCGACGTGCTGAACAAGTGGGACTCGACGCCGTTCCCGACGCCCGACTACCTCGCCGTCGTCAAGGCGACGAACACAACGTTTCGCGGCACGGCGTTTGAAGGTGCGCCGACCTACGCGCTCATTCACGACCAGGGCGCCGGGACGAGCTTTGAGGGGTGCTACCTGGAGAACACGGCCCTGAGCGGGGCGCCGTTCGCGGTCCGTGACGTGTCGATGGACAAGTACGGGCCGATGCGCCTGACGGGGGCACTGACAGGCGGCACGCTCGCGGTGAAGTACGAGAATTTCGACCGGACCGGCGAGGCCACCGTCTGGGAGCAGAGTGCGCCGACCGACCTGTCCTACGGCGCGCCGCAGCCAATTCCGGCCATCGTGAACGGGTCGTTTGACAAGGGCGTGTACCAGTGGACGACGTGGATGAACCACGCGACCGTGACCCGCGACACCGCGACCACGTTCAACAGCGCCGCGAGCCTGAAGGTCGTTCACTCCGGCGACGGCTCCGACCACTTCATATACCAGGCCGTCGACCTGTCGAAGTACATGAACAAGCAAATCTACATCACCGCGATGGTCTACTGGACGACCGGCGGGTCGTATCCGCAGCTGTATGTGGACATGGGCCAGGGTGTCCGCAACCGGTTTATGTCTCCGCTCGTGGACTTCGGAAACCACTGGCAGATGTGGGGCGCGTCGGTCAATGTCACGCACGCGATGTCGAACGTCGACATCGTGTTCCCGGGCAACCCTAGCCAGAACGGCACGGTCACAACGAACGGGACGACGACCCTGACGGGCGTGAGCACGCAATTCACCTCGACGCTCGCGGCGGGCGACGTCATCTACGTGACCGGCGAGACGGCGCGGACCGTCTCGACTGTGCCGAGCAACACCTCGTTGACGGTGAGTGTGGCGTTCAGCACGACCGGTAGCGGCAAGACCCTCACGAAGAAGACGCCGACTGGAACGACGGTCTACGTGACGAATGTCCAGATGTGGACCGGTGGGCGACCGACGACCCCGGCGCAGCTGCAGGAAACCTACCGCGCGACGGCCGCGCCGACGACCGGCACCTGGGCCACGGGCGACCTGGTCGACGACTCGACGGCCGCGACACAGGGCTGGCAGTGCACCTCTGGCGGCACGTCGGGCACGTGGATCCCCCGGGCCCAGTGGACGCGGACAGGGACGACCATCAAGCCCGTGAACGCGGGCGACGCCGTCAACGCCACGACCTATGTTGCGCAGGCGACCGGCTGGCAGATCACGGACTACGGCTCGGCGGACTTCCGCTTCCTCTTCACCGACGAGCTTCGGGCGAAGCTGTTCACGGCGGATAGCGAGAGCGTCCTGGCGGGCTCGTCGATGGTGACGAAGTCGTACAGCACCGTCTCGCAGACGTTCACCTGTCCCGCCGCCGGCGCGACGGCCACGTTGTGGGTCAAGGACGCGGCCACGTTCGGGGACGCCGCGGTGTTCGTCGCGAACGACTGGGTCGTGCTGCACAACGTGAGCCGAGCCGTGTTCGGCCCCTTCACGATCGCCGATTGTGTCGGCCAGGTGTCGAGCTACGCCGACGGGTCGGGCGCGAACGCGGGCCAGCAGTCCTGGACCTTCACGCGCGGGACCGGCGGCAACGCCGGGGGGATGAGCACCGGCGGGACCATCGCGGTCGACCAGCTCGTGATGGACATGGGCGTCTCGGGCAACGGCGTCGTGGAGACGACCGCGGTGGACGGCACGGCGAGCGTGAATGCGCCCTACCTCCAGATCAAGACGTGGGCGACCTCTCCGGTAGCGGCGAACTGGACCACGCGCGTGCGGGTCGGGAACCTGCTCGGCGCGACCGGCAGCGCGGAATGGGGTCTCCTCGCCGGCACCTACGCGGCCACGAATGGCACGTTCTTCCGCGCGAGCGACACGAATTTCGATCTGCAGGGCATCACGGCGAAGTGGTGGGACTCGACGACGAACGTGATCACTATTGCGCCGAACAGCGGATCGCCCTACCTCGGCCTCGGCAACCCGGCGCCATCGGCCTGCTGCACGACGGCGGGGATCTTCCTCGGCTGGGACCACGCCGCGACGAAGGCCAAGGCCAGCTTCTATTCGGACACCAACAACTACTTGACCTTCGACGGCACGAAGGTGACGTGGAAGGCGGCGAACACCGCACTCGACAGCAGCGGGAACCTGACGGCGTCGAGCGCCACGCTCTCCGGCTCCGTCACGGCATCGAGCGGGGCGATTGGCGGTTGGACGCTCGGCGCAACCTCTCTCACAAGTACGTCGGGTGGGAACACGGTCGGCATGTACTCATCCGGCACCAATTCATTCGTGGCCGGTCCAACTGGGGCGCCCACCTTCACTGTCACGCCAGCGGGCCAGATGACGGCGACGGGCGCCACGCTCACGAACGGCCAGATCGTGTTCGACAACGGCACCTTCATGAAGGTGGCGGGGATGGGCTTCGGGTCGACGTCGCAGTTTATCGAGTGGTGGGGCCCACACCTCGCTTCGCTGTCATCTTGCACCGAAGCGAATGCCGTCTACTACCTCAAGACGGACGGAAGCGCCTACTTCGGCGGGGCGCTGCTCGCGGGCCTGTTGCGGAACTCCACGTCGGCGACCGTGCTCAACGATACGAACGTCGCGACGCTCGGCGGCTTCAGCTCGAACGGCGGAAGCATCACCACGACGTGGGGCTACGACTTCTACGCGAACAAGACGTACATCCCCAGCGACATCGCGGGCTGGACGGCAGCGGACAGAACGGCCCCGACGGCGACGTTCCGCTTGGAGCGGTCAACGAACGGTGGCACGAGCTACTCAACGGTCTGGAACAACACGGTCTGCGCGGGCACCGTGAACGCCGAGGCGCCAAACGGCGTCGACCCCGGCTACATCACGAAGCAGGTCAACTGCGGGGGCACCTACGCGGACCCGGACCACAACACGAATGCGCGGGCGTACCGCCTCAGCTTCGTGAGCGACGCGCACGTCTTTCTGCCGGGCGGGGTCACGCGAAACACGCTGGCGCTCGGGTCGGTTGAACAGTAGGGGGAGGATGACGATGAGAACAGTGATCGCAGTGGTGGTTCTGGCGGTGATGGTGTCGTGTTCGCTCGTGGCCGTGGCGCAAGAGGTCAAGGTGACCGCGCCCGCGGCTGTCGCCGCGCCTTCCGTGCCGGCGTACACGGAACTGGAGCAGGCCAAGCTGGAGAATATCGAACTCCAGAAGGTCATCCTGCAGACTCAGTTCGCACAACTCATGGCCAAGCGCGAAGCGCTGCTGGTAGCGTGCGAAAAGACGCATCCAGGCTGGGCGATCAACCGGGAGACGTTGGCCTTCGAACCGGTGAAGGCGGCGACTCCGAAGAAGTAACTCGGCCGGCGGCGG